GAACCACCGATGGTTCCTGTTATAGCAACGGGCGCATAATGAGTTCCTACATAATCTGCACTAACTAATTCATCATCAGCAGTGCTTACAGAATCAGTAGATATTAATATATCATCGACAGTATTTCCTCCCATAGCTATACCACCCAATGTAGCAGTACCAGTAACAGTTAAGGCATTAACTACATCAACTCCAGTAGATAGAATAGAAAATCGTGTTGTATGTGAACCGGGCGCACCTGTAGCGAATATTAATCTATCGTCAGAATTACCCTTTACTATAGTATGATTATAAGAATCTCTTTGAAATACCATCTGGTAAGCACCAGCATTAATATGTAATTTAGCTAATGGTGTCGCTGTACCTAATCCAGTATTACTTCCAGATGTAACATGCAAAGCAGAAGTGCCTGCACCATAAGCATAAACTTCGAAAGGTACTGTATCGGTAGCTCCACTTAATAAAGTAGTTCCACGCACATCTAATGATTGAGCAGGAGCAGTTGTGCCTATACCTAACTTTGTTCCTACATAATTTAAATTATCAACATGTAAAGCTGAGTTACTTCCTAAAGATATAGCACTATTTTCTGTAACAATATATCTATTAGTATCATCATCGGATAATTGTAAATTTGCTCTATTATCAGTAGATGTGAATCTAGCTACATTATCAATCGTTGATGAATTTACATCTAGATGTCTAACTGGTGCAGCTACATTAATACCTACTTTACTACCTGATAAAATCATTAGTCCGGTATTATCAGTGCCACCATCGGTTGTTCTAAACTTTATAGAACCTACTTCCGAACCTGCTGCAACTGTAGTAGACTCTGCGTCAATACGTGCAAAGTTATGTTGAGCTCCTCCTGAATCATCTCCATAAAATCTAATACCTCCTAAATCATCACTGTCAGCAGGACTAGCACTATCTTTAATAAAATCTAAGAGAGGGGAAGAATTATCAGCATTGGTATTGGTCATCGAGATTTTAGGTAAATTAGAAGATGAATTAGACATAGTAAGTCCAGCATTAAAATCGCCAGTCCAGTTACTACCTCCTCCTGCAATTGTACCTGTTAATATACCATCAGTACCAAACGTTGCTGAAGATGTATAATAATTAGAAGAAGAATTTTCAGCCCATGACATAACACCAGCTGTAGTAGATACTAATACGTAATCATTAGAAGCTGGGTAAGCATTTGGTAAAGTGTAAGTTGTGTTACCAGCTTGAGATGCTGCTCCTGCTATTTGAGTATAATGGGCACCATTACTGGAGTCTTCTAAAAATTGTATATAACCAGCAGCGGTTGCATTACCTCCTATTACGGCTCCTGTTACAAAGGTAGTAACGGGTGTAAAAGTAGTCATAGCATTACCAGTTACATTAGAACCACCTCCTGATATAGAACCAGTTATCTTACTGTCAGTTCCAAATGATAATGCAGATAAATAATAATTAGCACTAGATGCTGCTATCCATTTTAAACCAGTTGCTTCAGAACTATCAGCAGACAAAAGATGTCCATCAGTTCCTACCGCTAAACGGGCATTAGTAGTGCTAAAAGTATAAATGTCACCTTTAGTTGTGAGTGGAGAGCTACTACTAGACGTCTGTGCTTTGACGTAAGGTTTGTTTGTACCAAAGGTAGCTGTATTTTTTAAAATTTTATGATATTTGGCCATATCTCACACTAAAGTTAAATAAGGGTGGAGGGATTAAGGTTCCCTCCGAACCTTGTAATAAAACTTAAATCAATCTAAGCGTTAATACAGATGACACCGGTTGCTGGTCTTACGACCTTCAAACCGTATCTCATAGACATGTAAGAGCCAACAATTCCGAATCCCGGATTTGCTTCTTCTACAGTCAATGGTCTTCTTTCAACGTAAACCATAGGTTTCACAGATAAATCAAACATTCCAATCCTGTCTGAAGGAACCCATGCACTTGTTACTACGTCAAGTCCATACAAGCTTCCAACTTTGCCAGTTGCGGCAGTTTTGTTGAAAGGATTTGCTGGGTTATTCAAAGTGGTTGTTGGATTTGATGCATCACCTGCTTCTCCACCTGCACCTGCTGTGAAAGCAGTTACGAAGTCACCAATCTTTAATAGATGGTGGTAGTGTGCTGGGGATATAAACAATGTGTTTGCGTTGTATCCGTGTGTTGCTATATGGTCAATACCTTTTGCTACATCAGACAGAGCAAATTCTCCAGCTCCTGCACCGCCTACTGCATTATAATAACCACCGCGAATTAATCGGGTTGCTGATTCGTTAGCGTAGGATACAAGTCTGTGTCCTGCTGCGTTGATGTCTCCAGCAGCCATACCGCTACCAAAGAATCCACCATATACGTTGTTTGTGAAGTTAGATAGATTTGCTTCTGATGTATCAGCATCGATAGCATATGTACCGAAGGTTGTGTCTGCTGCACCACCGAAAATAACCTTAACTACGTGTTCGGTCATGTGACGGTCGACAGCTCTACGAGCTTCTGTTAATGCCATCTCAACTTCATTGAATCGAGAATCTTCTATCATTCTTCGGGTAACAGCTGTAGCAATACCCCATTCTTTCACTGAAATACGCTCGGAGCGTAGTTTAGTGTGTTGGTATTGCGGCGTGTTGCCCTCGTCTATCATTTCCAGCTTCATGCTGGGTTGTGCGAAAGTAATATCAATATTACCGCCTGTATCTGTGCTCATTGGTTCTGCAAAGTATTGCATAACTGGAAGGTCTGTGACCTTGTAGTCCATTATTGCGTCTTTGTAGTCAACCAATATACGCTCTCCGGTTCCACCGGTTGCGTTGTAAGCTCCAGAGTTCAAGCTAGTTAGAACACCGGGTGTTGCTGTTGGGTAATCAGGCATATTTTATTCTCCTTATAGTGTTTGACATTTCGTCAATCCTGCTGCACTGTTGTTTTCTAACGTTACAGCTTGGCACTTTGGTGCACCAGCAGCATTTGTAGCTGTGGTTAATCTTCCCTCAGTTGCGCCCATCATTAATGCAACACCTGCTCCTAAATCGTCACAGCTGATGTTAAGGATTACTCCTTGACCAGTAACTACTGAAGCTACAGCACCTGATGCTGCATCTGTCAATGCTACTCCAACATATGCGAAATCGTAGCCGGTATCATCACTATCGCTTCTTTGGAGTTTGCCATTTGTATCTATTGTACAGGCATCTCCAGCAGTGATTGCCTCAGCAGTTGTATATGGTAATATACGTGCTGGTGCTCCACCGTCGTTTATCAAAATTTCTGTTGCCATTATTTTTCTCCTCTTTTGTAGACTTCAGGGTTCAATCTAAATGTTCCCCCATTGTCCATCTTTATTCCAAACTTTCTTTCGGTTTCTTCTGGTGTAGCTTCTTCTGAAGATGCTTTACCTTTTCCGAATGAACGCTCGGTTTCTGCTTCTGGCATCGGCATAGCTGCCAATGCTTCGCTGAATCCAGTCAGCTTCATCTCGTCCCATGCTGTGAGTTCTTCGATTCGAGAATCTTTAGCTTCCTCTGAAACACTACCTAGAAGAAGTTCTTTAGAGATAACAGCCTCGATAGTCTTGGCTTTTCTCTCCTCAGCTTCTTTGGCTGCACGCTCTTCTTCAGCTGCTTTGAATGCCTCAATTTCTTTTAAGGCTGCTTCGTACGCAGTTGACATTTCAGCTTTTGCAGCTTCTGCCTCTTCTAATTGTGTCCTGAGTGAAGCGAATTCTCTTTCGACGATATTCTCAGCTTCGGACTTTACTTCCTTTACTTCGTCGGCCATGTTATCAACCTCTTTAGTTGTCCCATCTGCTTCACAACATTCATCACCATCAGTTTTACATGAGTCACAGCAATCTTTATGCTCTTCATCTTCAGTTTCTGAATGTTCACATTCCTTTCCATCTTCTATAGTACATTCTTTACAGACAGGGTCCATTTTTTCATTATCAATGAAACTAACTTCTGTAGGAGTTATATTAGTAGCAAAGGTACTACCCATAACATCAATATCGTTTGAAAGCCAATCAATACTAACATGAGTCATATCTCCTTCTTTGACCTTATCCATCACTTCTTGACCACGTCCATATTTATTAGATACCATTGCTAGCATCTTTATGGCGGTCTTTCCATTATCCATCTTGATTACCTCAGGGTTGGTAGCCATGCCAATTAGGTCCTCTTCGGTTCTCTGATGGTCAACATAAATAGGAAGCTCATTAAAAGCTTCCAAATGTTTTTCTAATACGTTCGGTTCAATATAAACTTTCTGTTGTTCTCCGTCATCCTCATATTCATGAGGTCCGGATGTAATAGCGATAACGGGGAATGAAACAGAATCAACTCCCTCTTCGCTGGTAAGTGTAACTTCTTCGTCTCCTCCAAAAGAAAGAGCAAAAGAGCGACGCACTGGCTCTAGAGATTTATCAATATTACTTGTTCCAAATTCCCGCTCAACACCATTATCCTCAGCCCAAAGGTTACACATACCTTCGGCCATCTCTGTGTGGTTATCAAAACCACGTTTCTTTAGGGTTGTACTTACAGTATTTATGCATTTATCATATTTGGTCATGCTCTATCTCCTGTTGCGTTTGCGGACGGCTTATTGCCTCTATTTTGGGCTCTAGCGGATTCTTCTTTCTTATCTTGGTTTTTTCCGCCAGAGATGTTTGCATTCTTATCACTCTGTTCTTTTTCGATAGGAGATGCCTTTATATCTTCAGAAGTTTCCATATCTAATTCTACAACTCCTTCAGGGTCAAGACCTCTTTCTTCTCTAACTTCACCGGGCGATAATACACCTTCAGACAGATAAATCATATCAGTCTTAGCTTTAGTGAATGCATCTTCAACATTAATTTGCCTGAATTTGAATTTAGCTTCCCCACTTTCCAATTGTGGCATTAATTGTGCATTAAGTGCCCCTTCTACCATAGTCTGTAAATATCTTACATATGGTTCAAAGATAGGTCTAGCTTCTTCAGGTCTATCCCACATAGTCATTGGTACTTTCAATGCCATGTGGATTTTCTTTAGAATATCGTCAGTATACTTACCGTATTCAAAGGCACGTTGTGTACCTTGTAACTCTTTAATAACTATGTCGTTTCCATGTATAATATCTTCACCGGGTGCTAAATTATTGAATGCGTCAACAATTTCATTTATTTTATCTGGTCCGTAAGGCATATCTGGTAAACCACAAGAAATATCAAATCTTGAACTAGCGTATTTATTTAACGCAGCTCCTATATCTCTTTCGGCATAATCTTTCAAATCTATTAAATACATAATAGGGTGTATATCTGACAACCCATATGCGTAATCTTCGAAAGCATTGTTTTTAAGTTCTATTATCTCATCAGGTTCGAATCTTATATCTTCTTTTTCGTCACCTATTTTTTGATAGTAGTACATTACTTGACCGTGCTCATTCCTTTTAACATACATGTTTTGGCTTGAGCGTAAAACTAAATTGTCTCCAGTCCATTCTAAATATCCAGTTCCAAATATACGTGCATTCCGTAACCACCCATAAAGTATATTTTCCATGTTTATATCTCTAAACAGTTCTTCTACATCGTCACGTAACTCATCTTTCTCAGTTACAATATCGAAACAGTCTTTAACTGCATAAAGACATGGAAGGTCTATTAAGGTTCTAACTATTGGGTCTGCTAGATAAACATTAAGATACATACGGTTACTACCAATATGTTCTTCATATTTGTCTGAAGTTTGAAACCCGTAATTAGAATTAGATAATTTTAATCTCTTAATTACTCCTTCTCCATAACTTCTTGGGTCATCCTTTTTGAAGGGCGGTGCGCTGCCAATACTGGCAAAACGACGCCTTACATTATCAATAAACGACATGGCTATTTATTTAATAATATAAAATAGTATATAAAGCTTTCCTTAGAAATTGCCATAACGATGCTTATTTAACCGAACATTACGTTGTCTTGTAGTAAAAAGTGCTCGGCCTGATACTTTTCCCGACATACTTCTATTTATGCGTTGAGTGGCTCCTTGTTTTAAATCTACTTGACCAAAACTACCACTTCCGGGCAACATACTTAAGGTTGCGTGTATACCCATTGCTGAACTATCACAATAATCATCATGTTTACCATCAGGAGCTGCTATCCTTTCTGTTTTTTGGGAAGCATCCATGGTATATTGTAGGTCAAAGTGTTCCCTAATCCATTTGTTTATTAATCTTGCTTGGTTTGGAGGTAGATTATCTGGTTTAGGCACTACTACTCTTTGTTGTTGTATGTATGATTGATAATCTCTATACATCTGGGTTTTAGTACCTTTAGGTCCTCCTGTAAAAACAAACCCAATAAAGTGTATTTGAGGGGTAGAATTAATAGAAGCTAATCTGAGGTCTTGTTCGATAGCTCCACCAATCCCCGTACAATCAACAATAAGCTTATCAGCACCAAGAGCATTAGCAACATCCATAATACGCTGACGTTGAAATGGAATGTCATGCCCACCACTTCTAGGATTAATTTCTTCAATATAAATAAGTCGTGCAATATCATCTCCTGCATTATCCCCCACAGATTTCTCCCGTCTCCATCCGGTAATAACAGTAGAGTTAACAGATTTACCAACATCAACACCGACAGTGATGTTAGAACCATAATCTCGTCCCGGCTCAAGGGTTTCAGGGGTTGTGACTTCGAACTCATGTAAACATGCCTTTACCTTTTCAGGTGTAAATACATTCGATACACTCTCTACAAACTCGCACTCGTATTCAGTCCTCCAGTAAATGGAATCTTCTCCCCACTCCATCATCTTTTCTAACATTTCTTCTTCTGTATAAGGAGCTGAATAGGCATCTCCTGCTTTAACAGCATCTCTCCACGTATAATGTAGTCTAGTATAAGTATCAGCATAAGCATCGTCGTATAAATATCTCCACATATGATTATCTTTTGATTTAGGAGTTCCCAAATTAATAAATGGAGCTTTATTTGAAACTATAGCAGGCTCAACATTATCCACGAACAATTTATCGTCGATGAGTGGAGACTCATCAACTATACAGAATGTAGGATGTTGTCCTCGTATAGCTTGTCCTTGATTACTAGGCGCTAATGGTGCTCTACGCATCATAGTGCCCCCCTTCATGCGTATATGGGGCTTATTGTGAAATTTATAATTATCTACTAAACTATCTAAAAACTTATTATCTTTAAAGTTTCTATAGACGTAGCCAAAGATTAATTGAGCTTGGTCCTCTGATGGAGCCAAAACAAAGATTAAATCTCTGAATCTTTTAAAAAACATATAAATAGTGACAGCTACTGCTAGGGCGTATGATTTTCCACTACCACGAGGAGCTAATATAGCTAATTTACGTTGTTTACCGTTCTTAGGTAACGTCAAGGAACTAACTATAATGTCCTCTTGTAAGGGTCTTAGTGTTAAGGCCCTTTGTTTATTATCTATTAGGTACGCTTTACAAAAGGCTCGTACCAATTTCCTCATTTTATCTTCACTAGTTCTACACTTCTCAAAAATATTCTCTAACTCTCTTGAATCGTAAGTGTTCTTACCGGTCAGAGCTGCTTGGAGCTTCTTCGTCTCGTTCTTCACTGGTAGGCTCATCTGCTAAATCCTCTAGGAAGGAAGCGAATCCTTCTGTTTTCTGTTCTACTACACTTGGTATTTCAATATTTAATGCTCTGAATTCCGTATGTATGTCCTTAACGATTGCATTTCTTTGACGCAGGAGCTCTGTTCGTAAGTTAATATCCCGAATATGTACAGAAATTTCCTCCCACAATATATCTTCAAGAGCAAGATTGCGAGCCAGCAAGCGTACAAGTTCTTTATGACGTTCATATTCTCCTTCTCCTACTCGCTGACGTAATCTATGCTCGTATTCCTCTTCGTTCAAAGTGCTTTGCCTTCATCAAGAGCTGATTTGACTTTAGATTTAACCAAGGAGGCTAATTCGTCGTCTTTCTCATCCCATGCTGTGACTAAAACATTTCTTACCAAAGAATCTTTTACGTGCTTTTGCGCTGTTTCATCTAGCTTTTCAAAAGCTTTTATCTGTGCTTTTGTTAGATTCTTATCTAATAAATCCATTAACTCTGCTTCATTGTTTTTTAAGTATTTAAAAACTAACTCTTTAACTGCGGGTACAGTATAAGCGACGTAAGCACCTAAAGCTAATACCAGTGCAGCTAATGCCATAAGTAATGGGTCATCCATTAACGCATCTAACATTCCAGATTCTTCTACAGTATCCAATATGGCGGTTAAGTTACCTTCTTCAGCAGTGTTATTGTCTCCTGCTGTCATGTTTCCGTCATTATCGGCTGTGTTATTATTTGTTTCATT